GAGGGTACCAAAGAGAGCCTTCTGTCCTATTTATATGACGAAATGGTACGGCACGATATGGAGCGTCAGGATGCTATTCAGATATTATTGGATCAGCAGAAAGATTATTGGGCTGAGCCTTCTCTTAAGAGACGCAAATTCCCATTCTTGGGCGCAAGTAACCTTGTCATTCCTCTAAACGCAATCGCAGCAGAGTCTGTCCAGGCCCGAGTAATGACTATGGTTTGGGCATCTACTCCAGTAATTGCTGCTAACATTAGAGATCCAAAGTTTGCGTCAGCAGAACATCCATTGGAGAATTACTTAGATTACGAGTTGCGACACAATATGCACGCAAGAACGATGATGAATTCTTCGTGCTTTGAAACAGTTAAATACGGAACAGGAGTTGCTAAGTCTGATTATCTTAAGTTAGTTAAGAAGGCCGTTCGACATAACGCTGCTGGAGAAAGGGAGGAATTCCCTGTTGTAATTAAAGATGGCGCTACTATGGACTCTGTAGCGTATGCTAATTACATAATGCCTAACCACGCCCAAGATCCTCAAACGGCTCCTTGGTGCGGTGAGTTAATGCATAATACTCCATTTGGGATAAAGAATCTTGAAGAAGCAACGCTATTTTATCCTGGAACATTTGAGCACTTAACTAATCATTTCCGTACTAGAAGTAGAACAGGTACTAGTTTAGAAAGAGCGTTTACTGCCGGCCAGGAGGATTTAGAGAAAACAGCAGCGATCTTCCCTGAGTTAGTTGATTTTCGCCTGTTATACTTATCATTCGATGTAGACGGTGATGATAAGCTTGAGGAGATCGTAGTCTGGTATCACCACGACTCACGGTTCCTAATGGGGGCTAGGTATAACTGGAATAGTGATCTCAGACGACCTTATAGAATCGTTCAATACATTCCAGTAGAACACAGATGGAGAGGACTTGGGGTTTCTAAACAGAACTCTCAGTTCCAAAAAGAAGTAACAACGATTCACAGACAGAGATTAGATAATGCAACTATCGCCAATATGCGTATGTTCAAGATCAATCGTCTGTCTGGTTATGGTCCAAAAGAACCTATTTTCCCTGGTAAGATGTGGTTCGTAGATGATATGGATCACATTGATACTATTCAATTAGGTGAAGTATACTCATCTTCATTCTCAAATGAACAGAGTTCAGTTCTCTACTCACAACAAAGAACGGGGGTTAATGAGGTAATTCTAGGTATGCCACAAGTTGGGACTCCAGGAACAGCAACTGGAGATTTAGCTAGAATTCAAGAGGGAAATAAGAAGTTTGATTTCTCTATGGATAATATAAGGGATTGGTTTAGTATCCTTACGATGGATGCTTTCTTGAACATTAAACAATTTGGTCCAAGACATCCTGAGTATTTTTCTAGTGCAGAGGGTGGTGTCGAGGTTCTAAAAATTCTTGGACAGAGTATAGGTGATATTAGGAAAGGAATTTTGTTTGAGGTAAAAGCAGCTGGGCAAGCACAGAATAGGCTACTTGATAGAAACAACTGGCAACAGATTGGCGCATTAACGAATCAGTATTACGTGTCTATGATTCAATTAGCTATCCAATCCGGGCGTCCAGATCTTGTTACTTTGATTCTAAATAAGGGAATGCTTGCTGCTACAGAAGTGATGAAACAAATCCTAGAATCATTTGATGTGCGGAGTATTAATCGAATACTTGTTACAGAAGTGGAGGAATTACTTGGACAAGCCAAATTACTCCCCGGTGGATCTCAGTCAGATTCTCTCGATGGAGCAGATAGAGGAACTAAGGACATTGCTGAAGCGGAGAGAATGGCAGCCATTTCGAGAATTATTGCGGGTAATGGCGGCGGAGGCGAACTCCCAGTTGAGATCGGCGAAAGACTGGGGTGATTATAAGAAGAGGGAAGGTGTTATAATTGGAGTAGAGCGTATCTTAGAAGCTGTAAAGTCTTTAAATTATCCGACTGAAGGAGAGAAAGAAGATGCCAACGCCAGAGGAATTAGAAGCGGAGAAGAAGAAGCTGGAGGAAGAAGAAAAAGCTTCTTCGCAGAAGAAGGAGAAAGTTATATCTCCGATCTTGAAGAAAGAGCAGCAGGACCAAGCTATTAAGGATAAGGAATTATCCGATGCTCAAAAACTAAGGGTCTATGATATTCAAACAAAGACTGTAAAAGATCAAGGAGCAAGACTTAGTGCTGCGGAAAGGGAGTTAGCTGAATTACGGGCTGCGAAGGAAGAAGCAGCTAAGCCTACTATCGAGGAATCAGCTAAGAAGTTCTATGCTGATCCAGCGAAAGCGATTTCGGAAGCTTTAGCAGAAGCTATAGCTCCACTAAATGCTTTCAAGGATAGATTTGAAACTGACTCTGAGTATGAAAGGGTTAAAAAAAGTCTTATGGTTAATCCTGTATTTGCTCAGCACATGGCTAATCCTGAGTTTGCTTCTATCATAGATGAACTTGTTATTCAAGGAACAAAGTCTGGTACTAAGGTGAGTGAGGGAATGGTAGAAGCTGCTATTAAACATACTATTGGTTCTATTGTTACTGGTGATGTTGTTCTTAAGCCTGTTAAAGGATCGGAGACTACTACAGTGTTAGAAGGAAAAGATGGGACGGAGAGGGAAGATACACAAATACCTCCATACCTAGCACCGAGTAGTCCTCCTCATAAAAAGACAGTGGATACAAAGCAGTATAGGGATTTGACGGAAAATGAAGCAAGATTGGCTAAAGAACGTAACATGACTAAGGAAGCATATCTGGATTGGTTGGAAGTTGATCCATCTGATGTTATTGACAGTAAAATTGGCGTTCCAGCCAAGAAAGAGTAGGGATAAATAAATGTCAGAAGAACGCAAGGTTCTCCATGTTCCTAAAATGGGTGGAACCCAAACGATTGGCGTTAGCAAAGCCAGAGAAATTGCTACTAATGTAAGTGAATTAACTGATGCAGAACTCGAAGCTAGATTGTCTAGAGTTCTGGAGAGAGGGATAATTGTAGACCGTACCACCGTAGATTTGCCAGCAGGTGTGCATGGTGAGTGGGTATGTGATGATGATTCGGAGATAGTTAGGATGCAGTTAATGGGATTTGAGATCGACGATAAATATGCAGTAAAACGATCTTCCCATGCTGACGGGACTGGAGAAACAGCTAAAATCGGGGATATTGTTTTCATGACCTGTCCACAAAGGGTTAAGGATACAATCGAAAAGGTCCGTAAACGGATATATGATAGGGCCAACCCAAGGAAGGGAAGTCAGAAGGAAGAAAGAGACTTCGCACAGTCAATGAATAGTATTAAGGAAACAAAATTACCTGTGACTGACGAAAGTTCCAGTCATCGGTAGGTGAAGCTGAGATTATCGCAGCTTTGCAAGGTGGAAAATAATAACAAGTAAAAGAAAGGAATTCGAAAATGGCTGGAAGGGTGCTAAACGTAGCCCGCTTTCCAGGTGGTGGAATTCCTGATATTCAGTCGATGCAGTATGTAGCTTCAGAGTCTATCGTAAAAGGCTCTATCCTCATATTTGAATCGACTGGTCAAGTTAAACTTGGGGCTTCTAATCTTACGACTGGTATCGTAGGAATAGCTCTAGAGGCTATAGCTTCTAAACCCGGTTTTGAGCCGAGTCATGATTCTTTGACTACGGTTTATACTGGAAGAGTAGCAGAAGTTAGTGTTGCTATGGCTAACTCTAACACAGTGTTTAGTGGTGGTTATGTTACTGGTGAAGTTCCTGCAATAGATCATGTTGGTGAAACTCACCCGCTTACACTTTCTGCTGGAGTTTGGCAAGTTGGCTTGGCTACTGACGCAACTCAGTCAGTAAGAGTCGTGGATGTTGATGTGTTAGAGGGAATTGTTTTCTTCAAATTTTTGGCGAGTGCAATAGTTTAATCGCCAAGGAAAGGGTTGAAAAGTGGAAGTACAAGGCGCACTAAACCTGCTTTTCCGCTCAGGTTTGAGAAGCGATTTCCGTGACGAATTCAACGAGCACGAAACTCAGTATTCTCAATACCTGAAGGTAGGCAGTATGGATGGGCCAGAGATAGAGGCTACAATTATCGCCGGTTTGAGAAGGTTGTTAGAAATCGGTGATGGTGAGCCTGTAACTTATGAGGACATTGTTCTCGGCCCGAAGGTCATTGGTATAGATAAGGAATTTGGTCTTGGATTTACTTTGACAAGAAAAACTGTTGAAGATGACCAATATAACAAAGCAAACCAGGGTGCAAAATGGCTTGCTCATGCTACACAAATGACCTATGAGTATCGCGGTGGAGCATTGTTGGATGATGCTTTTGCAGGAAGTACGTTTAAGGGGATTGATAGTTTACCTTTGTGTGATGAATCTCATACTTCTATCGGTCACCCATCATCAACAACTTGGGCAAATGAGCCAGCAAATGCCATTGGCTTTTCCATTGCTGGAATTAACGCTTTGCTCAATTTGCATGAAGGAACGGTGGATCATAACGGCGATCCGGTTATAACTAATCCAGATACTGTTATTTACAATCCATCACAAATTACGAAAGCAATGCAAATTTTTGGTTCTAAACTTGAGCCTTTCACGGCTGACAACCAAGATAATGTCATTGGAATGAAGAGACTCGCTGGTGTTAAGCAGGTTGTAAAGAGATTCGTTACATCGACTACTACTTACTTCCTGTTTGACAGCAAGATGAATGATGCCCATTTCCTTCTGCGTAGAAAAGCAGACTTTAAGGATGAGGAAGATTTTGATACTGGCGCTGCCAAATTCAAGACTACTACTCGTTTCCTTATTTGGTTTGTTGATCCTCGTGGATGGACTGGCTCTAACGCCTCCTAACCTTAACTGAAAGAAAGGAGGGTGTTAGAATGACGGCAACACATTTTTCAGGACCTGTATTTGCTGGTGGAGTAATGCTCGGTGCTGGTGGTGGCGTGAATTATGGTCAACCTGTTGGTGACGTTTTTCATGTTGACGCTGATAACGGGTCAGATGGAGGTAGTGGTGAATCTTGGGATGATCCTCTCTTAACGTGGACGCGAGCACTTGCTCTTGCTACTGACGG